CTGGCCGAGTAGCCCCGACGCTCAGCGCAGGCGCTGTTGGATGGTCCGGCGGCAGCGGCGCGCAGCTCACTCCAACGCTTACCGAGATCGTCAGCGACGGCGGCCTTCCTGCGTGGACTGTATCTGGCCTCGACATCGTCACCGGCGGCTCCGGTTATTCGCCGTACGACTACATCTACATAGCTGTAACTGACGGTCAGCTTGATGGTTTCTGGGAGTTCTATGGCTATGTGGAGTCGGTGGACGAAAGCGGCGCTATTACTTCCGTGACCATCTCCAGCGGGGGACGGTACTTCAAAAGCAACGGCCAGATAGCTTCGCTGCAAGTTATTTCTGGCGGCCAGTATTACTCCGATACAGGCATTATTGAATCTGTGACTCTAGGGCCGTATGACGGAGGGTCGTACTACAAAGCCACAGGCACCATTACAGCAGTGTATCTTGAGTACGGCGGATCGTATTACGTAGCCACATCCACTGGCACGGCGGAAATCGACACGCCGGAAGTGCGGTTTTCTAGCCCAACCGGAAACGGAACTACCGCGACCGCGACGGTCGATGGGGTGGTTGGCTCCCCGACGTTTGGCACGATCACTGCCATTACTGTCGGCACGCCGGGCTCCGGGCATCTCCTAAAGGGCGCTGCTTGGGGAATCGAAATCTATATCGAAGCACCTATTTGGCACTTGGCAGTCCTGACTGGCGGCGAGCCGCCACCCGTCGCGAACCCGGGCGACCCAAATGACTGCGCAAATTTCAGCGACAAAGCAGAGCCTCTTGCAGAGAGGGTTTTGATTGCCACTTGCCCGGCCGCCCTGCTGTCTAAATCGTACCGGATGTATTTTGCTTCAAACTCGCCTTTTGGTGACCCCTCAGGCGAAGGTATCGCTCAAGCAGAGTGGTGCCGCACTCCTATGCCATCAGGCAGCGTGAATTTTTCGTTCTTTGATTTTGGCAAGGGGCCAATCACATGCACACTGTCTCCGGCGTAAAGCCATGCCGGTTTCAGGCGACTGCGGACGGCTGGCTGTGCGCTGACTGCGGAAGAATTGTCAGGATCGCCTCATTAGCCCCTCCTGCGGCAGCGTGCGGGCGTTGGGCTGGAGTCGCGGCTCCGCCTCGCCCAGCCGAGCCGCCACAAGACCTCGCCCGCACCGACGCCCCTTCGTTCCTGACCAAGGTGAAGAACTTCGCCGTCGCCTCGGCCAAGCACGTAGCCGCCGGGATGCCGATGGCGAGCGACGAGGAGATCATCCGCCGCCACGACATCTGCACGGGCTGCGAGTTCTTCAAGGACAACGCCTGCCAGAAGTGCGGCTGCCCGGTGGTCCGGGCGAAGCAGTACGTCTCGAAGCTCTCGTGGGCAGATTCGGAGTGCCCGGTCGGGAAGTGGGGCAAAGAGCTGCCCGCGGGCGTCAATTCGGGCAAGCCAGGCCAGAAAACTCCCTTGACCCCGTGAGCCTACACCTCACAATAAAGGCCCATGCCATGCGACCACCACTTTACGCTGGCCGGTATGAAGTGGCTATTCCGCTTCACTCGCCTCCGCGGCATGGCGGCCGGATGGGCCTACGTCCCTGACGCAAAGAACCCGAAGCTCGCCCGCAAAATCCTCATCGACGAGCGTCTGCGTGGCCGGTCAAAGCTCGAGACAATCATCCACGAATGCCTTCACGTCTGCCCCGGCGGCCCATCGGTAGACGAGGGCCATGTGACAGAGTCTGCCCGTGACATCGCCAGAGTGCTCTGGGCGCTCGGCTACCGCGATACGGAGTGACCACAAATGGCAAAGAGTTCCGCACTCGCCGCCCTCGACGCGGCCATCAAGCAATCGCAGGCCAATGCCCCGCAGCGGTCGTGGTTCTCCAGGCTGCCCAAGGAAGCGCAGCAGGACTTCGCCGAGATGAAGAGTCGGTGCGCCGCGGGGCAGTATCTCGGCGTGTCCGTCGCGGTCATTCACAGAGCCGTTGTCGCCAGATGCAAGGAGCAAGGATGGCAGGAACCAAAAAGCGTGGGGACCGTAAGAGACTGGCTGAAATCCTAGACCGCGAGATCGACATCGCGAAGGACGCCGAGGCCGCCCGGCTCCGCGACGAGCTGACGGCGATGCGCCGAAAGTACGATGCGGCGCTCAAGCAACTCGACGCAGCCAAGGCCAAGTCGGAACAGATCGTCGGGATGCAGGGCATCCGCGCCGCCAAGCCGCTGCCGTCGCTCAAGAAGAGCGGCAAACGCAATCCGGCGACGATGATGGTGCTCGTCTCCGATGTCCATTGCGAAGAGCCTGTGTCATTGGCCGAAACCAATGGGCTGAATCAGTACTCACTCGACATCTGCGAGCAGCGGCTGGCAGAGTTGCAGTCGCGATTCTTCACGCTCCTCGAGCACGAGCGGCACCTGGCCGACATCGGCCGCGTCGTGATCTGGTTGGGCGGTGACTTGGTCAGTGGGCATATCCACGAGGAACTCGCCGAGAAGAGCCAGCTCGCCCCGATGCCGGCGTGCCGCTGGATCGGAGCCAGGGCGCGGCGGTTCATCGACGCCGTCAGCGACAACGCCGATCAAGTCGTCGTCGCGACATCCAGCGGAAATCACGGCCGATCGACGCCCAAGCTTCGCTGCCAAACAGAACTGGAACACAGCTTCGAGCAGAACCTCTACCTGACGATGGCCGCCGCGGAGACGCGGAAGAACGTCCACTGGCAGGTGGCCGAGGGCGAACTGAACTACGTCGATCTCGACGGGTTCACCGTCCGCTTCCTGCACGGGTTCTCGATCAAATACAGCGGCGGCGTCTACGGCCTCGCCTTGCCAGCAATGAAGGCGATCTCGGCGTGGGATGCGTCACGGCGAGCCGACCTCACCTGCTTCGGCCATTACCACTCATTTGGCTGGCTTCGCGGCGGCCGCTACGTCAGCAACGGCAGCGTCATCGGCCACTCCAGCTACACCGTGCGGATCAAGGCCGGCTACGAGGCTCCTTGCCAGGCCGCGGTCGTGATCGACCACTCCCGAAATGAAGTCACCAAGGCGATGCCGATCTGGTGCGACCGTGATCTGCGGGGGGCGAAGTGACCGACACCTTCCTGCTCCGCAAGGCGGTCGAGGAGGCCGCCGAGCACTCCGAAGACCCGCGAACACAAAACGGCGCCGCCCTCCTGCTCGACACCGGCCGCTGGCTGACGGCGGCGAATTGGCTGCCGCTGGGCGTCGAGATGCGGCCGGCGCGACTGGAGCCTCCAGAGAAATACCGCTGGCTCGAGCACGCCGAACGCGCCGTGATCCTGAAGGCCGCCGCCTGCGGGGCGAGGACGCGGGATTCGGTGCTCTACTGCCCGTGGTTCGCCTGCGCCGACTGTGCCAGGGCGATCATCGGGGCCGAGGTTCGCGAGGTGGTCGGCTCTGTCGCCGCCCGCCAGGCTACGCCGGAGCGGTGGGAAAGCGAGATTCAGTTCGCCGAGGCCATGCTGCGTGAGGCTGGCATCGCGATGCGGTGGCTCGCCGAGCCGCTGGGGGTGACGATTCGATTCGACGGCAAGGAGCTGCAACTGTGATCATCGGTCTATGCGGGCAGGCAGGGTGCGGGAAATCGACGGCTGCGGCGTTTCTGGAGCGCGAGGGGTTCGTGCCACTCGCCCTCGCCGCGCCCCTTTACGAGGCTCTGGCGGCCATTACGGGGCTGTCCGTCGAAACGCTGCAAGACCGGGCCGCGAAGGAGCTGCCGCTACCCGGCATCGGCAGGTCGCCGAGGTATCTGCTTCAGACCCTCGGCACCGAATGGGGCCGCGGCATGGTCAGTCAGACCATCTGGATCGACCGCCTGATGCGCCAGGTCGAGCACTGGACGGCCTGCGGGCGCAGCGTCACCGTCTGCGACGTCCGCTTCAACGACGAGGCCGAGGCAATCATCGCCGCCGGGGGCAAAATCTGGCGCATCTACCGCGAGGAGCACTGGATCGGCGGCGAGGCGGCGAGGCATTCCAGCGAAGCCGGTATCGACGAGCGCTACATCAGCCGCCGGATTTACAACCGCGGCGACCTCGCCGCATTCGAGGGGCAGGTGATGACGGCACTGGCGGCAGAACGTCACTCCGACAGGCTACTGAATGTTACAATGCAGAAAGACCTGTGACACGCCACGAGCGGCCCGCCGAGGCCCGCGACGCACTGGGAGGTGCAGATGTCTGAACCGAAGATTCGCCGGAAATTCAAGTCCGTCCCAGTCACGCTTTCGACGGCCACCCAGATCGCCACGACCCTGCGGTGGGACGACGTTGCCGGCGGCGCTCTCCTCATGGGGACGAGCAGCACCAACGTGACGACGCTGCAAGTCTGGGCCAGCGATCGCGTTGATGGCACGTTTGGCCGGCTCCGCAAGGTCGATGGCAGTGCCGCCGAGATCACGCTTTCGGCGTCCTCGACGGAGCCGAGAATTTACGCGCTCCCCGACGAGGTCTACGGCTGCGGCGCGATCAAGGTCGTGTCGGCGAGCACGAACTCGACGGCGGCGTCGTGCCTCGTGCTGCTGAAGACCTGACCAAAAGGAGCTAGAGGTGACGAGCGAAGCGAAGGACACCCTGTTTGGCCTGCTCGACCGCTGGGGCTGGCCGACTCTGGCTGCCTGCGCCTTGGCGTTTTTCATCCGCCAAGACCTCCTGCTCCCCCTGCTCGAGGAGCACCGCCTGACGCTCAAGGAAGTCCGCGAGACGCAGCGTGAGATTGCGGGCGCGATCACCGAGCAGACCAAGTTGCTCTATGCGCTACAACCGAGATCGT